TTATGATTTATCCAAGTCCAGATAAAGCATATGAACTTGTTTACGAATATTATAGAACAGGTTTTGATTTAGAAAACGCTACGGATGTTTGTAACTTACCAGAGCAATATCGTTATGTTATTGTAGACGGTGCAATGCACTATGTCTATCAGTTCCGTGGTGACACACAAGCATCTCAATTAGCAATGCAAAAATTTGAGCAAGGTATTAAGTATCTGCGGAGTCTACACATTAACCGTACAGATTACTTAGGTGATACAAGAGTTGGATTCTAATGGCTACCCAGTGGCAAACATTTCCGATTGAGTTTAGGGGCGGTTTGATCTCTAACCTATCAGCCTTGCAGCACGGTACTAATGCTGTGGGTTCTGCTACTATTTTACAAAACTTTGAACCTAACAAAGAAGGTGGTTACTCGAAGATCAAAGGCTACAATAAGTTTAGCACTACCACTGTTCCAGGTAGTGGACCTATACTAGCCCTTAAAGTTATATCTTCGGGTCGTGTTATCGTAGCACGTAAGAATGCTACTAACTACACTGAGTACTACTATGGTACAGGAACTACGTGGACTAGTATGGCAGCAAGTGCAAGTACTAATGGTGGTAAAGCACGTCATGCAGAGTTTAATCTTGATGGTGATGACAAAGTAGTTTTTGTAGATGGTACTAACTACCCTGCAATCTATAATACATCTGGAAACACTATGACTTTTCTGACATCTGCAAACAGTACAGATGTTAGTGGTGCAGAAAATGTAGCTATCTTCAAGAATACAGCTTTTTACTCTAATGGTAATAATATATTTTTTACTGCACCCCTTACAGTAGATGATTTCAGTGCAGCTAATGGTGCAGGTAGTATTAACCTAGGGCAAGATATCACAGGTTTAACTGTTTTTCGTGACCAACTTATTATTTTTACTACTAACAGTATCAAACGTTTAACAGGAAACACTGCAGCAGATTTTCAAGTATCCCCTATTACAGATCGTATTGGTTGTATTAACGGTGATACAATTCAAGAAGTCGGTGGTGACATTATGTACCTCGCACCTGATGGTATCAGACTATTAAGTGCTACTGATCGTATTGGTGACTTTGGTTTGGATATCGCATCAGATTCTATTGCTAAAGATGCTAGTATATTCCTCGACAGTACATCTACTTTTTCCTCTGTACTACTACGAGAAAAAGCCCAGTACCGTATCTTTGCATATATTGAGTCAGAACAAAAAACAGTTGCTAAAGGTTTAATAGCTACAAAGTTTATTGCTCAAGGTGCTACAGGTATTTCGTGGGCTACGACAAAAGGTATAAAAGCATACGTAGCCGATGGTCGCTACTCTGGTGACCAAGAAACACTAGCATTCGCTAATGAAGATGGTTACATTTATACTATGAATACGGGTAATGATCTTGATGGTCAAGATATTGAAGCTATTTACGAATCTCCGTTTATGCCTATATCAGACCCACAGGTTCGTAAGACGTTCTATAAAATGACTCTATATGCTGAACCTACAGGTAATATGGATTTAGATCTTAACCTTAAGTACGACTTTGCTTCTGGTACAAATACTGCAACAGTTCAACCTACTACAGTAAGTGTAAGCAGTACGGGTACTGCAGTATTTTTATACGGTGCTTCTAACTCTACTTACAACTCAGCTAGATATGGTGGGGAACTTGACAGCGTATATAACACCAACATTATTGGCTCAGGTAAAACAATAGCAATACGTATAGAAGATAACTCAACTAACCCAACATTTACACTCGATACAGCAGTGTTGGAATTTAAACAAAACGATAGGCAATAACATGGCAGATGGATATACACGGCAGCGATCTAGTGAAATTGTAAACGGTAACGTTATTGATGCCGACGATTTTGACGTAGAGTTTAACGCAGTTGCAGGTGCAATGAATGCATCTACTGGACACAACCATGATGGAACCAGTGGTGGTGGTGCCCCAATTGAAAGTATTGGTCCTGCAAAAGACTTAGTCGTAACTTCTACTAATGTTAATCCTAGTACAACTAACACATTGAGCTTAGGTGCAGCGGGTGCTCAGTATAAAGATGCATTTTTTGATGGAACAGTTCAGACAGACTTACTATTGGTAGATGAAACTTCAATATTTACTGGAGCTATTACTGCTAATGGCGGTATTACAGGTAATCTTACTGGAGATGTTACTGGTGACCTTACAGGTAACGCAGACACTGCTACAACGTGGGCAACTGCACGAGAGATTGCACTTACAGGAGATGTCACAGGTAGTGTAACAGGTGTTGACGGTAGTGGTAACATCAGCATTACTACTACAGTAGCTGCAAATTCTGTCGCACTGGGTACAGATACTTCTGGTAACTATATGACAGATGTGTCAGCAGGTACAGGTGTTACAGTTACTCACACCCCTAACGAAGGGTCTACTGCTACTGTGGCTATTGGTCAAGCAGTAGGTACTACTGACAATGTTACATTTAATGCAGTAACTGCAAACCTTACAGGGAATGTTACAGGTAACGTCACAGGAAATGTCACAGGGAATGCAGACACAGCAACTACCTTAGCAACTGCAAGAACTATTGCAGGTCAAAGCTTTAACGGTTCTGCTGACATCACTATTGCTGCAACAGATTTGTCTGACACTAACCAAGCATTATCAACTACATCAAATGTTACATTTAATGACTTAACAGTATCAGGTGATCTTACTGTATCAGGCACAACTACTACTGTTAATACAGAGACAATCAACCTAGCAGATAACCAGATCGTACTTAACAGTAATGAAACAGGTGCACCTACACAAAATGGTGGTATTGAGATTGAACGTGGTACTGAGACAAACAAGACACTATTATGGTACGAGAACGTAGACGAGTGGTCTGTAGGTTCAGAAACATTTGAAGCAGGTACATTCAAAGGTGATCTAACTAAAGCTAGTGATCTTACAATCAGTGCTACAGGTACAGGTGATATTACACTAGACGCTGCTGGTGATATTATCCTAGATGCTGATGCTAATGCACAGGTCATCTTTAAAGATAACGGTGTTAGTAAATTTCTATTTGATGGAAATTCAGGAAGTATTCAAACATACACAGGCGATCTTCAGATTAGAACGACTACTTCAGGCGCAATCTTAATACAGTCTACAGGCTCTGGTAATGATGTAACTTTAAAAAGTTCTAATGATGCTATCCTTGATCCAGGTACAGGTGTTACAAAACTCTACAGAGGTGGTACTCAACTAGCACAACTAGACACAGGCTCTACTTACGGCGATCCGCTAAAGATTTCTACGTCTGCAACAGCTACTGGTACTATGACTGAAAGCCTTTGGGTAGACCAGTATGGTGTTAATGTCCTGTATGGTTTGCGTGTTGGTGATAGCAGTAATCCTACTGATAATGACATCTACGCTGTAGGTGACATTGAAGCTGGCGGCAACATGACTTGTACCACATCAAATGTGACAACAATAGACTTTGGTGACTGGACTATCACAGAAAGCGCTGGGGTTCTTTACTTTGCCACAGGCGGTACAAATAAAATGAAGCTAGATGCGTCTGGCAACCTAACAGTAACAGGTAACGTCACAGCTTACGGAACAGTATAATGGCTTTACAGTCTTCAGGTGCTATCAGTTTAAATGATATCCAGACAGAGTTTGGTGGTACTAATCCTATTAGTATGTCTGAGTACTACCGTGGCGGCTCTTTTATGACAGATAATAATACTAATGTTCCTACTTCAGGGGCTATAAGTATAAACAATTTCTATGGCGCAGTTAATCAGTTCTCTTATACTTTTTCTTCAAGCACACAAGAAGTTGATCTAAACTCAACATTAACTACGGCGGGTTGGAATGGTTCTGACCCTGTTGTTGTCACTATTAACTCTGGTGTATATCTTTGGTCAGACAACACTTCCACAGGGGGTTTAACAGTTTCTTCTGCTTTCAATGGTTTACTTACTATTACAAACAATGGTTACATCATTGGTCGTGGCGGTGATGTAGGACAGGCAGGTGGCCCTGCTCTTGTTAATAACGCAACTGGCGTAACACTAATCAATGCTTCTGGCGCGTTTATCGCTGGAGGCGGTGGAGGCGGCGGGGGTCGTGGCGGCGGTGGTGCTGGTGGTGGTAACGGTATCGGCGGTTATCGTGAAAGCCCACCTACAAGTTACACTGCTGGGCAAGGTGGTGCTATCGGACAAAATGGTACAAATGGTCAAAGCGGTGCATATTCAGGCGGTTCTTATGATGGCGCAGGTTTAGGCGGTGGCGCAGGTGGCGGTGGTGCGGGAGCAGAGCCACGTACAGATGGCTATGCGGGTTACGGTGCATCAGGTGGTGGTGGTCGTGTTCTGACTGTCAGCACATCATATGGTCAGGGTGCATTTGGTGGTCTTGGTGATGGCGGTACTGGTGGCTCTAACGGCAACGCAGGTAGTAACGGCACATATGGCGGCGGTGGCGGCGGCTGGGGTGCAGCAGGTGGCAACTCTGGTGGTGCAGGTGGCGCAGCTATCTCTGGCACTGCAATCGCTACATATACGAATAACGGCACTGTATACGGATCAGTAGCATGAGTATAAACTTGACACCAGAAGAGCTAGAAGCTATGCTTGACCGTGCAGCAAGGCGTGGTGCTTGTGAGGCACTAAAGTCTATGGGACTGCAGGACGAAGACGCACACAAAGACATTCTAGAGATGCGTACTTTATTAGAAGCTTATCGTGATACAAAGAAAAGTATATGGAATACAGTAGTAAGAATATCTACAGTAGCATTGCTATCATTTATAGCAGCATCTGTGTGGATGCAAATAGGGAATAAATAATTATGGCTAAAAGATTTGCAGGTTTCAAGACTGAGACACTACAGAATAAGATCCTCCCAGCGCTGGGCTATAGTGGTCCCATGAGTGATAAATCTATTAACGCTTTCCTAGCATCTAACCCTGCAGCAGCAGCTAAGATGGGCAAGTACACACTTGCAGCTAGACGTGCTATTGAGGGTGAGCAAGTAAAGATGGCTGAAGGTGGCGCTGTTAGTTTAGAAGATAGGCTTAACGCACAACGCCAAGGCTTTATGTCTGCTAATCAACAAGCCATAATTAATCAAGCTAACGCAGCTTTCCGTGCAAGACAAGCTCCTGT